AGGTACGGTTAAAACTGAGCCACCCATAAATCCTTTTATTTTATCTTTTACTTTCCCTAGTTTGTCTGCAAACCATCCACTCACATTGTCTACCGTGCCTTGCACATCATCCTCGGTTATCATTTGTAGTGGCTTTGCGTTGACGGTATTCTCTACGGCAGTTGTGAAGTTCTCAGCTACCTTATCTCCATACTCTTTTGCATTTTCTTGCACTCCTTTAAATGCTTCATCTACTGCTTTACCGATAGATTTTGATGCCTTTTTAAAGCCTGATTTTATCTTACTCTTATTTAAGGTTAGAATTCCTAGCAGAATGTCTCCTATGCCTCCTAGGGTATCTAAAAATGCTTTTTTCATTGCAGTAAATACTGATGCTAGATTCTTTCCAAACATTACACCGGCAGCGAGTACATTTTTAAACACCATTATAAAGAGTTGAATTGCGCCTCTCACGATCACCGATTCGTTATAAAGTGTAATAAAGTAATTCACTAATCCTACGAATATCGTTTTTACCGTTCCCCAGTTATTTACAATTACTGCAATCAGAGCTCCCACAGCCACTACCACTAATCCTATCGGAGATAGCACCGCTCCAAATACCGAGACCAGTGTTCCGGCTACTGTCATTAAAGGTCCACTAAATGCTAACAGAGCAGCTGCTCCTACTACTAATTTCTTTGTCCCTGAGTCTAATTCTGTAAAGGCTTTACCTAGTGATACTGCTCCATTTACGATAGTAGTAAATACTGGCAATAAAGTAGCACCGAGTTCCGTGGCAGCATTCTTTAAATTTGTGAATGCTTTTTGCATCTTAAAGCCGGCAGTTTGACTTAGGGTTTCGAAGCCATCCTCGACCATTCCGGCAGCTCCACCCATCCCTTCTAGGACCTCTCCATATACTTCGGTTTGATTTCCTAATACTCCAAGTACCCCTTTTAAGGCTTGCGACTTACTAAAAAATTGAGTTAATGGTACATCATTTTGCTCGAATGCAGTTTTTATATCTATTAAGGTTTGTCTTAGTCCTTGCTCTCCTAGGCTAGCTCTTACTGAGTCTCCGGTCATTCCGACTTTATTAAGAGCACGCTCCATTTGTGGAGTCGTTTTTGCTAGGGCCATCATCACTCCACCGAAGCTGGTAGAGGCAGCTTTAGCATCTCCAGTTGTCTTGGTGTATGTAGCAATAAAAGCGTTAGTTTCCTGGAACGAAATACCTAAACTTGAGGCTAGTCCTAGTTGCGTTCCTAAGACCTCAGCTAAGTCTGAGGCTTCGAACATACCTTGTTGTACGGCCATTCCGAATACATCGAGTGCTTCAGAAGCTGATATGGTTTCCTCGCCATATGCATTTTGGGCAGCAGCAGCGACTTTAGCTAGGTCGGTTTGTTCTCCTAGTCCTATTGCTACACCTTTGGATACGGCCTCCAAGGTTTGCATTGCATTTGCTCCTCTTAGTCCGGCAGATGTTAGAAAAAATAAACCATCGGCTAAGTCAGCAGGTGCTTGAGCCGTAGCGCCTGATAGCTTCATTACTTCTTTACCCATTTCATTGACCTCCTTTGCTGAAATACCCACTAAGGTATTAATCTTAGTCATATTCTTTTGAAAGTCAATAGCCATTTTAGCTCCGGCTGCTCCAATCATTGCAAATGGAAGAGTGAAGCTCATAGCTATACTTCTACCTACGGCTTTCATTTGAGCTCCGAAAGCTATGAGTCGTTTTGATGCTCTTGCGAGGCCTTTAAATAATGGGCTTGTTACGGCAGTAATTACGACATTTAAGGAGGCGAGGGCTTTTTTAGGCATTTTTGTTTTTGTTTTTGTTTTTTTGTTCTAGCTTTGCTTGTACTTTGTCATCAAATTCAGACTCTAGTCTCAGTCTTTCTATATCATACTCCATCTCTTGCTTCTTTTTTCTCGTTCTCTCCCAAGGAAAGGTAGTAATTTTGCCAGGCGCTATACCACGCTTGAGATGAGGATTTATGATCACACACGCCATCCACCTTGCTCTTTCCCAGTCTGCTTGTTGGTTTTGCTCGTATAGTCGTTTATGACCATTTTGTGCATTGATAAAGTTTCTAGGTGTCATCATATAAAATTCATCAGGCTTTAATCCTAACTCTCCGAATGCTATTTGCTCCAAGTCATCAAAGGTGACTTCTACTTCTTTTTTGCGTTTCCCTTTTTTTTTGCTTTAGCTGGTACATTCATATTGTGTCCCATTTGTTCTCCGAATATTTCTAAGGCTTTAGTTAGGCCAGTCATATCAGTGTCTAATTTATCACTTAGTTCATCTATGGTTAGATTAAACTCTTGACCTGATTTTCTACACCCTTCCTCTATTCCTACTAACACTAAAGTTAGCGCTTGGTCTAGGGTCATCTCTTGTCCTAGGCTCATTAGCTTATTTAGTGATGTTCCGGTTTTTGCACAATATTTTCTGAGACCATTAAATCCAAAAAATAACGGATACTGCTTTCCTGCTATTTCTACTATTTCATAATTCATACTTTCTATTCTTAAAGGTTAATTCTACAAAGTTATAAAAAAGAGGTCATCCGAGCTACCCCTTTAAGAAATAAAAAGGCAGCAAGGATTCGCTCTATCTCACTATACAGATGCTTGAGCTAATATGCCAGAGCCACTAAATGACCCACTCCAAGTACTCGAGTCCTCATTTGGTGTATCTGCTGATAAACTTGTCAAGAACGCAGTACCTGACCATTTGATATCTCCAGTTACTTCAGTTGAAAATTTCAAAGTGAAAGAAGTTCTTGTTGCTATGTAGGTAGTGTATAATTCATCCATAGTTAGGCCAGCGATTGCTCCACCTGTCCCATCTACAAATATTAACATTCCTTCAACAGAAACCTCCCAGTCTCTTTGTCCTTCTAGCTGGTCTCTCCAGCCAGAGCTGTCTTTTGTACTCGTATCTCTAAGGTTATGATTCATACTTATAGAGGCACTCGTAGCATATGCGATTTTGGTAGTGCCTGCATACACGGCGAATTTTGTACCATTGATTACTCCATTTGTTGCCATCGTTTTTTGTTTTAATTAATTAATTACTTTATACTTTTTAGTTCTCAGATTTTCGTTTTCATCATACCTTAGTTTGGTCTTGTTTTTTTATTATGGAGACATATATGTTTCAAATTTTGGCTCATTTCTTGCTTTAAAGCTCATATTAAATGTTGAGCTATCCTCCATTGGTGTATCTAATGAGAAACTTTGCACCCATCCTTTCGCTTCCCATATTGCCGAGTGGTCGGTCCAGTCGACAAATGTTACAGTATAACAGTGTTGCTTCATTATACCTAGCTCCACTATATCAAAAGGTGCTACTGGTGGTATTTGATACATCACTCCACCAAACAACACAGCGTTTGCCGAATTCAAAGTTCCATCCGGATTTGTTTGAGCCCATAAGCCTTCACAATCTACAGACATTTCTCTCATTCCGTGCATATTAGTGTGCCAGTTTTCTGTTTCTCGTACCGATATATCTCTAGTCGCACTCTCAAAGTTTATAGTATGACTTGTACAGAAGCCTAGATACTTTCCATCCAAAAGGAGAATATATTTTCTACCGTTTACTACTCCAGCCATTATGAATAATCACAAGATAAAACTGCAACCGACACCCCATCCATTGAGCTAACCGTAAAAGTAGCATTGCCATCTAAGTCAGCAAATGCACCGACAGGAAATGGACCGATAAAGTCCTTATCATTTATTGAAACATCCATACTTGCATCTTTTTTAGTCAGTGTGCCATATACTTGGCTATCTACTGAGGTTTGTTGGGCCTTCACAGTCAGCGTGACATCCTCTCCTTCGGCTAGAGTGATATAAATAAATTCTCTACCAGTGCAAGTAAAAGTATTCGATTCAGACTCCAGAGTAGTTGTAGTTATAGTTATGCCAGCATCGGTTATCTCTTGGGTTGTAATATGCGCCATTTTATATTTCTTTTATAGTCTTTGTTTTCTTTGCTTTTTTCTTTACTGGCGCTTCATCCCATTCGTTATTTAACGGATCACATATTCCTTCTTTTACAAGTTCTTTATATGTATCTCTATCGATATCTATGGTGTCTCCAGGGCTGAGCTCTTTGCCTTGTCCTGATGTCCAGTTTTTTAATAATGTTATAATTGCCATTTTTTTTATTTTAAATTATTAGTCATTTCCTATATCCAATCTAGCGATTCGAAGTGTAAAATCTAAATGCTTGATATAAATTCCATCATTTCCATATTTTTCATCATAGTCATCTACGCATCCATCATATACTGCTGAGTCTAGGTATACCTGAGTGTCGTATGGTGTGGTAGTTGTCCCCCATTCTCTATCTAGCGCCATTCGTACTTGGTATCCTATGTTTTCTACTTCGAGGTATGTTAACGCAAAACACGAAATTTGCACCGAGGCTACATCCAGTATCGACCTTTGTGATGCTCTAGGGTCGTTTGTGTCTTGTGTTGCATCCGGTCCGTTGGTGTTGGTTGGTATCGATGCTATTTCTCTATACACTAAATAGGGCGCAGATGTTGGTTGTTCTACTCTTACTGCAAATATATTACTTACTAATGCCGTGAGGTTAGCATAATTTGAAAGTATCGGATATAATATTGCGCCACTTCTCATTACTTATATATTTGTTTAAGTCCTTTAGTTTCTCTTTGTAGTACCTTTTGTACTACTGCTTCTACGCCATTTAATAAGATACCCATAGCATTGCTTTGGGATTTTTCCCAGGCTGGTCTCATAAACGGATGAGGTTGAGCCGTAGCGCTTCCGTATTCAACGATTGCACCATAATACCCACCACCCCTTTGTTCGTTCTTACTGGCGCTACCTCCGGTTGCTTTTGGTCCTACATATAAAGCTGGAAGCCTTCGACTTGCTTTTGTGCTAAATGCTTTTATACTTTTTTTAAGCTGACCTTCATCATTGTTGATTCCGGCTCTTGCTGATGCTATTATTGGTTTAGCTGCTTGACGGTAGACGGCCATTAAAAACTTATTTTTTTTAACTTTATAAGGTATGCGATTCATCGCTTTTATTAATGCTTTGTTTCCTATTACCTTTCCTGCGTATAATTCCATTAGTTCTCGTTCTCTTTTAGTATGGTTGTTAGTTTTGTCATTTTATGCCTTCCATCTATATGCTCTATTTTATCTATGTAGTAATAAGTATAAACTCCTGAGCTTGCTTCATATTTTATTCTCCAGTCTGCTTGTATGCTATCTCCATAGGAGTCATACCTTATATAGAATTCTATCCTTTTTGTTCCTACTTGTTGTTCCCCTTCATCTTTCTCGCCTATTCCTTTCCATATTAAATAAGCCCAGACGGTTGACATTCCATCCACGGCCAGATTCCAGTCGGTATCCATTATACCACCATAGTTTGCGTTGGTAGTAAAAGACGGAGCTTGTATTTGTATTGGTGTGTCGAGGTTTCCTACTGATATCATAGTGTCTGTACTTTATAGTTCTGCATTAAGTATTCAGCCGTTTTTGGTATTTCAGCTACCGTTTTCCCCACGATCACACTTTGTCTATTCTCGTACATATCAGCTACGATTATTTTTATTGCTTGTATTAAAGCTGAGGGTATGTCGCTTGCGCTATCATATCCTACTTTGTAGTTCACTTTATATTTTTGTGTTATGTCACTATCCGGTGTATCTATGGTAGCGTTGTTGAGGTACATTCTTGGAGGTTTAGAGTTTGTTATAAATTCTACACCTGCTTGTGATACCCATCCTCCATTTGAATATACATAAAGAGTACGAGTAGTTGCGTCTCCCCATATTGGGCTTTTGAATAATATTTCTACATCACAAATATCGAAGCCATATTGATTTAATTCCGTTTCTAATAAAAATATATTACAGAATTTCTCGACGGTTTCTTGAGCAGCAAATGCCAGAGTTCCTATGTAGGTATCATCATTTGAGAAGGTAATTCTCAGGTGTTCTTTTAGGTCAGAAGTTGAGACCACTTGAGTGGTATTTGGTGTTGCTATTTGGAGATATTTCATCTTTTTTTCTCTATTTTTCTATTTAACATAATATTTATTATGCGTTTTTTACCCATTTTTTTCTTACCCTGCAAATTGCGACAGTTCCACTTTCTCGCTTTTTAGGTATAACCGTTTCATTACTAGGTTAAAATCGAACACAGGGCCTTATTATGGCCTTACAATCGATATAGCACTTATCTAAAAAAGGAGGAAATAAGGGGAGATTTTCCCCCTATTTCGACCTAATTTTTAAGGCTATTATGCTTCTACTAAAGTAGCAAATGCTTTATCATTTTGACACGCATCTCCATCTACTAAAGTCGTAGCTATTAAAGTTCCGAGGCCTTGTCTTGATTTTGTATATGGATCATACAGTAAATCTAAACCTCCAAACTGAGCGATGTGTACTTTTGAGAAATCTCCAAATATACAATGAGCTTTATCAGCCGTACCTCCATTTCCACACGCAGTAGAGAAGAAGCCATAGTAGTTGTTTAGCTCTTTGTCTGCTGGATTCCATAAAGCAGCCACACCAGTAGTTTGTAATAATGCTCTAATACTTGAGTATGCATCTTTATCGAAAATATAAGCAAATCGACCACCTTGTAAGTTTACATCGTTTCCTAATACTGTTGCTTCTAAATCTATAAAGTCTCCAGCCGTTACTCCAGTTGATGAAGCAGTAACATCTGCAAATATTGATTGAGGCGCTCCAGTAACATCTGACTTCGATAATAATGCAGTTTCTATTGTGCTTGCAATGTTAGCAGCCATATTTCTACGGATTGCACTTTCTAAGCCAGCATTTTGAGTTAGCGCTTCTCTTGATAAATCTACAACAGAGATTAGTTTGTGTGGCTCTAATGTGATGCTTGTAGTTGAGCCAGTAGCTGCTACATCAGACCCAGAGTCCTCAGCTACCCAAGACGAAGCAATCTCTTGTACGATAGGAAATTTTTGGTCTGCTACTCCAGTGTAAAAATTAGCACCGGCACTTGCTAGTGTTAGGTTAGCTTCTAGTTGGTCTGTGAAACTTTGCACATCCACCCCAGCAGACGCAGAAGTTGTTACGGCAGCTCTTGTTAGTACAGAGTGAGGTATTGCTACTCCTCTATAATCTTGGTTAGGGCTTTCGTTTCTAGCTTCTTGGTCCATCTCTTTTACTAATCCTTCAAGGTTACCAGTTACGGCTTGCTTGATAGCATCTTGGAATGAGTAATCTCTCATCTCTTTTGGAGTTTCAGTTTTAACTGACGCACCACTTACTGACGCAGAGATTCTTAGTTCATTCTCCATTTTTTCTGCTCTTTTAATTTGAGCATCTAACTTGTCGATAGCTTCTAATGTGTTGTCCACTTCGATAGCTTCAGCCTCGTTTAGGTTTCTAGTTTCTCCATCAGCTTGAGCTTTGATACTCTCTAATGTGTCTACTAAGCCTGAGCGAGTCTCTTTTAATTCTATTGACTTTTTCATTTTCTTACTTTTTTCTTTTTAATAAATTAATTTTAAGATTTAATAATGAGTTCTCCTCATACGCTTGTTCTTGTTTTTTTCTTGTTTTCTCTTTATCTATATAGTTAGACCTTTGCGCAAGCGCTAGGTCGTTAGCTGATGGGTACGCAGGGAGGCTGACCGGAGAGACATCATATAGGCGATTGACCTTGTTGATGACTCTAATATCTGCACCATTTTCGCTTCTCTCCCAAGAGTCGCCATCCTTACCGATTGTGAAGGCAAATGACGATTGAGTAATATTACCCAGTCGCATATTTTCTTTCAAGTCACGGCCTGCGCTTGTGTTCGGTACATCGAGTTCATATCTTAGGCCTTCATTATCTACTGAGAGTCTTAATGTTCCAGCGCTTGTCCTTCCTAGTAGGTAGTTAGGGTCGTGGTTAAAATACGCACGCACATCGTTGTCTAGGACCTCATCAAATGCTCCAGGTTGTATTTTCTCTCTAAACCCTCCCAAGTCCTCGCTTAGGCTATTAAAAACGGCAGCGTGGCCTATTACGACATCCTTTCCTCCCTTGGTGTCTAGTCGGCTATCTATATTAAAGTACCGAGTTTCTGATGTGTGTTTCTTGTCCCATACATTTACTTCTTTGCCTCGGTATTCGTTTTTCTCCTCCTCCTCGAGTTCTTCTTCTTCCTCCTCATCTATTTCTTCCTCTATTTCTTCCTCCTCACTTTCGTGGCCTGGGATGTGGTCGTTCTCCTCTATAGTTTCATCCTCCTCGATATTTTCCACCGATTCGGCATCCACTTCCTCATCCACTTCAGGAGCTTCGGTTTCGCTATCTGATAAATTATCTTTATCAAGAACGATAGTAATTGTTTTTTCATCCTCCTTTATTGATATAATGTTTCTAGTTTTTATGTCCATACTCTTTTGTTTTGTTTCGGTTTGGGCTTCGCATATTGCTAGCCTTTGGTCATTATCGTATTCTTGCATAGTCTCATCAGCCATACACCTTTCTATAAACTCCTCTTTCGTTTCGTTATTCGGTTTTGGTATCGGCATTTAATTGTCCATTTGTTTTTTGTTTCTCAGGTGGAGGTTGTGTTCCTAGCGTTCCTCCTTTTATTATATCATTAAGGGTAGCCATATTTAATTGCATAAAGTGGTTGTCTCCTCCTTGTACTGTTGGTAGCTCCTCATACGATCTAATTTCATCTATACTCATTGCTCCTATGTTTAGCATCGTTCTGTAATATTCGCTTCTGTCTTTTGGTGTGCCTCTTAGTAAAGCATTAACTACAAATTTGACTTCTATTTTACCTGCTTCATTTTGTCTGAATAGCTTGCAGTTCATTTCGCTTTCCATCATTATCAAATAAGGCATTAATGAATACTGCACAAATTCTCTACTTTGCTCCGAGATATTATTAAAGCTAGATTTTGATAAGTCTCGTAGTAGGTGTGGAGGCAAATTAAAAAGACGAGCTATTTCTGTTATTGAAAATTCACGGCTATTTAAGAATTGCGAGGCTTCGTTTGATAGGCTTATCTGTTGAAATTTCAGACCCTCCTCCAGGACCATTGTTTTATTTGCATCGCCTATGTTCGTGTAGTTCTCTTGGAATGAGACCTTTAACCTTTCGATTGCTTCATCTGATAGGTGTCTTTCGGTTGAAAGCACCCCACTTACTTTTGCTCCGTTTCCGAAGAATGAGTTACCATACTTCTCTAATGCTAGGCCGTATCCTATTGCGCTTGCGCCCACATCTACTGGCGACATTCCTATGTATCCATCTCGGCTCATAACCTTAAAGTGTAGCATATCGTATTGGTCTACTATGCCTCCTTCTTTTAGTTCATAATAAACCACGCCATCATTTTCTATTAATTTTACATCCGTAGTAAGTATAGGCAATAATTCCACCGGTCTTGCTCCTCCGTTTCTTTTTATATAAACATATGAGTTTCCTCTTGTCAATAAGTCAATCATACACTTTTGTATAAAGGTGTAGGTTGTCATTTGTTGATTTGGTTTCCTATGTAATAAATTAAAGAGCTGATGTTTAACTGCTTGCGATTTGTTTCCGTTCTTGTCGGTTTGATTTACCGTGAGGGGTAGTTGTGCTACGGATTCGGATAGGATTCTTATCGCTGCCCAGACGGCAGTAAAATTAAACGCAGTCTCATCAGTTACGGCTATTCCACTTGAGTTTCCTCCTCGAGTGGTCATAGCAGCTAAAAAGTTATTATTTCTAGTTTCTTGCTTATTACTAAAAAAAACACCTTTCAGTGTGTCAATTAATCCCATATATAGTTTTGGCTTTTAAGGTTACAATTATACGCTTTTGTTTTTCTTTGGCCTTGGAAGTTTGTTTCTTATTTTTCGGTTTTTTGTAACTCTAAAGCTATCATATGATGAATAGCGCCTCTTTCCGAAGTTCTCCTCGTATTCCTTCTCAGTTCGCTCATAGGCTTCCTCATAGTTTTTTACTTCTTTGCAGTTTTTATGAAAGCGCTTCTCAAATCCGGCAGGGCTTAGTAAGGCTAGTATTTCTATTGGTATTGTCATAAAGTTTTTATTAAAAGGTTAATATTCCACGATCATTATAGATTGAGTCTCCTTCTGTTTCATCTGTCATCATTTCGCCTAGTGCCATTACTAAGGCTACCATTCCATCGACCTTCTCAGAGGAGCGTTGTTTATTTATTTTTATATTATCTGATGCATCGGTTTGTAATTGTACATTTTCACATTGCCATCTTAATACCGGATTGTTTAAGTGGTTGAGTTGGTGTTTAAGTACGAGCTTCTCTAGTTCCTTGCAAGGCGCACTCATACTTCTGTATCCTTGTCCGAATTGTGACATCGGTATTCCATCTTGTTGGCTTAATTGTATTATTAATTGGCTAGAATTCCAACGGTCAAAGGCTATGCTTTGTAGGTCGTATTGCTCTATTATTTCATTTATGTCTTTGCGTATAAATTCGTAATCCTGGACATCTCCAGGGGTTGCTTTTATGTATTCATCTGCTATCCATTCATCGTATGGTAGCTTGTATTTCCGACCTCGTATTTCGGCTGATGCTTCCGGACACCAAAAATAAACGAGCACTACATCTTTTTGGTCCTCCATAGGAAAGTATAAAACTAGCGAGCTGAGGTCCATTGTGCTTGCTAAGTCTAACCCTCCCCAGCACTTTTGTCCCTTCAAAATGTCGAGGTCTATTTTCTCATAGTTCTCCATCCATACTGAGTCGCTTATCCATTTGCTTATCGAGGTTGTCCAGAGGTTGAGGTGCAATCTTTTGAAGGTGTTTTCATAGCTTGGAAGTTCGGCTGCTCGCTTTGCTTCGTTTTTTAGGTACTCCTCCGTGATTGAAATTCCGAGGTTAGGGTTTGCTTTGCGCCAGGTGTTAGGGTCTTGTATGTCATCGGTGTCATCAGCGCAGTATATTAAAGGTAGGAATGTCTCATCATTTATGATTCCATCTTTTACTTTTTGTGCGTAGTCGTGGACCTCCCAGCATATGTTTCCATCTGTTTTGCTTGAGCCGGCAGTTGTCATTGTAAATAATAAAGGCTGAGTCCTAGCTCCAGTACCGGTGACCATTGTATCATATAGCTCCCTTGATTTTTGGGTGTGCAATTCATCAAAGAGTATTCCATTTGGGTTGTGGCCGTGTTGTAGGCTTGCATCAGCTGATAGCACTTTGTAGGTGTTTCCCTTGGTAGGAAATGTTATAGCATTCCGAAAGATTTTAGCCTTGCTATTGAGCAGTCGGTCTTGTTGTATCATTCGCTTCGCTAGGTCAAAGATGATAGAGGCTTGCGCTCTATCTCCAGCGCAGCTGAAAATTTCAGACCCCAGTTCTGAGTCTGCAAATAATAAATATAAACCTATTGCTGCTCCGAGGCTTGACTTTCCGTTCTTTCGTGCTATCTCACAATAAACAGACCGGTATTTTCTCAGGCCAGTGTCCTTATGTTTCCATCCAAATATTGGCTTTATTAAGTCCTCTTTTTGCCATTCCTCTAATACAAAAAGTTGACCGGCTAGCTCTCCTTTGCAGTGTCTTATGTGCGTTTCAATAAAAGCCACGGCTCTATTGGCAGCTTGCTCATCAAAATAATATTTATTTTTTTTACTCAAAGAAGTTATATTCGTTGTTTTGTTGGATCAGAGTTGGTTGGTTTATACTGCTTCTTGCCGTTGGTGTAAAGCCGAATTGAGTAGCAATTTTTAAGGCTCTATCGAGGGCATCGTTAGCTATCTTTTGGTAGGGTACGGCTTGCATATGTTTAAGTGTCCCATCAGGGTTTTTGTATATTTGTATCCTTCCTTTCTCTCTTAGCATTTGCTCGGTTTCAATGTGGAGGCTTATTGCGTTGCAGTATGCTTCCAAAAGTGAGAGGTCTATTTGGTGTAGCATTTGCTTGTTGAACAATTCGGTACATACTTTTATCCATTCTGCTTTGCCTATTTCTGATAGCCATTCCGGTGCTAGTGGTATCTTTTGTACGAGTGCCACTTGCATTTCGTTGTCCATCATTCGCTCCGGCTTTGCCGTTCCTTGCAATTCCTTAATCCGTGACGGCACTTTTTTTCTACCTCGGCCCATTATCTACCTTGTCCTCTATAAGGTTTAACCCATTGCGAGCCACCTTTAGTTCTACTTTTATTCTTGCTATGTATTCCTTTGCGCTTCTTGTGTTTCTTTTTCTTAAAAAAGAACGAATTTTTTATTGCCATTTGGTTTCTTTTTATATTTTTGCCGAGTCGTAAAAGTCAAAACTTACATAAGTTTTAGCCTCTCGCCTTGGGAGGTTTTTTTTTACTTTACTTTTTGTGCCTTCTCGCCAGTGTATTGTTCCCATCTTTCAACGACTACGGTTGCGTACTTTTGGTCTAGCTCCATTGTGTAGCACCTTCTATTTAACTTTTGGCATCCTATCAGTGTACTTCCTGAGCCTCCGAATAGGTCGAGTACGATTTGTTGCGACTCCGTATTGTTTACTAAGGCTCTAATGCATAGGTCTACTGGCTTTTGTGTTGGGTGTTGGTAGGTGGCTACGCTATCTTTTTTGATTTCCCAGGCCGTACTTTCATCTCGCATTGCGTGGATGATTTGGATGAGCTCCTTCTTTTTGAATTTCTCATAGTCGATTGTCCCTTCTCGTAGTATGGTTTTGTTTTTACGATCACCGAACCACTCATTATTGTGGCCTCGTTTCCTAACATAAAAGCACGGCTCGTGTGACCAGTGGTAGTCGCTCCTTCCTAGCACCATTCCTTTGTTCCATATTAGCTGCTCTTTCACTTCAAAGCCGGCATCATTTATAGCCGTTTCGAATATCATTTGTGTTCTGCTTGCGTGCCATATGTAGACGGCTGGGTTTTGTTTTGAAAATTTAAACAAATTCACAAAAGAATTATAAAGTAATTCATACAAAGGCTCGCCTCTTAGGTTGTCGTTTTTAATTATATCAAAGTCAGTTCCTTTATACGATACTCCGTATGGTGGGTCTGTGAATATTAAGTCTGCTTTATCTCCGTTCATTAGTTTAGCCACATCTGTTTCGTTGGTGCTATCGCCACACATTAGTCGGTGGTTTCCTAATTGATAAACATCGCCAAACGATACACGGCTCTTTTTGATTTCCGGTACTTCATCATCCGGTATATTTCCATCGGTTACTATGTCATCCTGGAAGAATAACTCCTCGGCTTTAAAGCCCCATTCCGTTAGCTCCTCGACATCGAAATGGTTAGCCATCATATCAAAGTCCCACGACCCTACATTCTTGTTAAGCCTTACATTTAATTCTCGCTCTTTATCGTAGTTCAGGTTAAGTTCTACCGTTGGTATGGTTGTGTTTCCTAGTTCATTCCATATCCTTGCTCGCTGGTGGCCTCCTATAATTATGTTCTTGCGCTCTTTGTTTATGTTTACAAGCACAGGGTCTACGACTCCAAACCTTGACAAGCTATCGGTCAGTTGCTTATGCTCCTCGGCAGTTAGCTTCCTTGGATTGTATTCTGCGAATATCAAATCCTTTATTTTTTTTTCTACGATTTTCATTTTTTAAGTTTTAAGTTTTTACAAAGTTATAATAATATTTTGGTTTGCTTCAAAGCTCCACCCCCCCTACATCTTAATTGTGGGGTATCGATATCGATAT